GAGGTTCCGGAAGTGCCGCTCGTCCCATGGGACCCGTCAGTCCCTGAAGTCCCACTTGACCCGGAAGATCCACTGGTACCATGGCTCCCATCTGTTCCTGACGAACCGCTAGATCCACTCGTACCAGAGGTGCCGTGACTACCCTTGGAACCGGATGTTCCGGAGGAACCGCTTGTGCCTGATGTCCCGTGCGTACCATCCGTACCAGACGATCCGCTGCTGCCAGAGGTCCCAGAGGTGCCATGGGTTCCACTGGAGCCTGAGCTGCCCGAAGATCCGGATGTTCCATGGCTTCCGGCCGACCCAGACGTACCGGAGGAACCACTGGTCCCATGGGTCCCAGAACTGCCAGAAGACCCACTCGACCCCGAAGTGCCAGAGGTACCGGACGTCCCGTGGCTTCCGTCCGTGCCCGATGACCCAGAGCTTCCAGAGGTACCGCTGGTCCCCGCATCGACGAATATCGTCCAGTAGCTCTGCCAGTCTATCCCTACCCCTGGCTCGCTGTCGGCATCAGAAACGTGATCCTGAATACAAATGTAGGCGTCCCCGCCATTCTCGACAACGTCGTTGACATCGTATGAAACGGACTCCTCCCAGGAACCCTCCCAGTAGAAGCTCTTGCCAGATGTTCCGCTGCTCCCAGAGGTCCCGGAGGTACCATGCGATCCATCAGTACCAGACGTCCCACTGGAACCGCTCGAACCAGATGTTCCGCTTGAACCGGAGCTTCCAGAACTGCCCGAAGTACCATGACTGCCATCCGTCCCCGACGTGCCTGAACTACCGCTTGTACCGTGAGATCCGTCTGTTCCTGAACTTCCGGAGGAGCCCGATGTCCCGCTGGTTCCGTGGGTTCCAGAAGACCCGGATGACCCACTTGAGCCTGATGTGCCATGAGAGCCATCCGTTCCCGAGGAGCCGCTGGACCCTGAAGTGCCACTGGTTCCATGGCTCCCATCGGTGCCCGATGACCCAGAAGACCCCGAAGTGCCTGAAGTCCCATGAGAACCGTCAGTCCCGGAAGACCCAGACGAGCCAGAGGTTCCACTTGTCCCAGATGTGCCGTGGCTTCCATCAGTTCCAGATGTCCCAGAGCTTCCGGAGGATCCACTCGACCCAGAGGAGCCGCTGGTTCCTGAAGTACCAGAGGTACCGTGCGAACCATCAGTTCCCGAAGTACCGGAGCTTCCGCTGGTGCCAGAAGTACCATGAGATCCATCAGTTCCTGATGTCCCGGAACTACCACTGGTCCCAGAGGTTCCGGAAGTACCATGAGATCCGTCCGTACCGGAGGTCCCGCTTGATCCCGATGATCCTGAACTGCCTGATGTTCCGCTCGTGCCTGAAGTGCCAGATGTCCCAGATGAACCGGAAGAACTTGAACTTCCGCTTGACCCCGAGGTCCCGGAAGTACCTGATGTGCCTGAAGTACCAGAGGAGCCGTGAGTACCGCGCTCCCCCTTGAAGATCTCTACGAGGATTTCTTCGCCACTTTGGACAGTGGCATTGATTCCCTGGGTGCCCCCGGAAAAGGCAATATCCACCGCCGAGGTCCCGCCGACAGCAACCGCTATGCTTGCTCCTGTCGTTACTGTGGCGGTGATCTCCTGACCATTTTGAACAGTGGCATTAACCTCATCGCTCACGCTGCCGTCCCTGCCGTTCCTGGAGTCCTGGTTACATCATACAGGATCTCGAAAAGGCCCCTCAGTACCGTGTATATCTTTGACTCTGCCGTCACCGCCTGAATGTCGAACGCATACTCTCCAGGTTCGAGATTGACTGTATCGGCCGGGAGAAGCTCAATCTGCGCGATACCGGTCGTTCCCCCGGTCGAATCCCCGAAAGACGTAACAATCTTCTGAAGTGATGCATCAGCATCAGGAAGATCATGATTTGTTTTGAGGGTGAGGTGGAGAGCCCAGTTTTTCAGGCAAAGAGGACTCCCGACGGAATCCTTAAACGTGAGGGTATAGGTCTGGCTGTCCCCTCTTACGAGGGAGAATTTCCTGAGAGCCATGGCATCCTCCTGCTATCTCGTGTGGAGGGCTGCCGTGATCAAGGCGGTCCCGCTTGTCCCGACCTCTGCCCGCAGTTTCATGAAGGGCATGACCGGCGGGGTGATCGCGACGATATCCGAGCCCCCGGCATCTCCAACCGTTGCGAATGTTCCATTGGTCGGAGAGACATAGGTTCCGTCATAAACGGGAGACCCGAGATACGAAAAGTTCACGCTCCCGCACGTTGCGACGCCTCCCGACGTACCAACGCTGTACGACACGGAAAGCGTCTTGCCGCCGTCCCGCATGTCGATCGGATCTGAATCAAGCGTGGCCCCAGCAGTCCCGGATAAAGCATGCTGCTTCCATAAAAAGGTCGATCGTATCCTGTGTTCAGCCATTTCGGTATCCTCCGGCTGGGGAGGGGGCATTCAAGCCCCCCTCCGGTAGAAAGGTCATTCTTACAGGGCCGAACCAGAGGCCCCCGTCACTGCCACAGCGGCCGTTCCGGAATAATCCGCAGTCCCGGCAATACCGGAGGTTGTCGCAAACGACGCCGTCCCCGCGATTGCGGCAGTCCCGGCATTACCGGCAGAAGTTGCATAAGGCGCGGAGTCGGCCACAACGGCCTGGGCCCCAGATGCGAGATCTTCGATGAGTTTCTTCAGTCGTACAATAGCCATCGTTCATTCCTCCTTCAGAGGCGTTAACTGCCAAACTCTCTCGGGCGCATCCGCTGGCGCTGACTGTACTGCTTCCTCATCCTCTGCACGGTTGCATCCGGAAGCGGCCCGAATTGCTCTATGAACTTGTTTTCATAGAACCTTGACAGGTCCATGTTAATGGTCTCGGAATCAGGCTTCATGAACGCCAAGTGGGCCGCCCAATCACACAACCCGAAATGATACTGTTCGTCAATCTCCGGGGACCCTTTGAGGCCAAACGGCACCAGGGGGAGCCTCGAAACAACGAGATACGCAATGTCGGATACGGACGGAGCCTGAACAAATGTAATGGTATTCGGAGGCTCGTTCAAAAAGCCATACGGATATCCACCCGAACCGGCCGTTCCAACTGTACCAGCGGTTGTAAACCATCCCGCCATCAGATCGTCCAACTGTGGATAGGACAACGGTCCTTCCAGCGGGTAGGACATTGATTTCAACTGACATCGCTTTATTTGCAGGATCTTTTGCGACAGATAATAAACGGCTTGGTTTGCAACAATGGTAAGCTGGCACAGCGGGCGCTGCCCAGCCGTGCTTGCCGTCGCGGCCGTCCCGCTGTCATTCACGGTTGTCCCATCAATTATCAGGTGGGCTCTACGACACGCCTGGACTTCCGCATAATTGAGGCAGCGCAGAAGCTCGGTATCGCCCCATAACTGCGGGAGCGCGATGTCGTCCAGGATGGTTTCTCTCATGTGAGCAATGAGATCAGCCCCGGTCATGTCTTACCCCCCTTGTGGCGTGGCCGCCTCCGGCTCAGGAATGTTAACACCTTCCTTGATGATAGTGTATGGGACACGCTTGATGTCCTTCGTGTGTTCCTTGCCGTTCTCGTCGTAGAACGTCATCGTCGTGATCCTTGTGTCGAGCATCTTCCGGACGGGCCTGGGAAGATCGATCTCCATCCCGGGCTTGGCGAGAAATGCATACCCGTTCAGCCCGATAAATACACCTTCCTTTGGGATATCGGATCCTTCAAGGATGACAATCCGGTCCCGAATATGGCCGACCGGACTATCGAAATAATCTTCCGGATGGCGTTCCCGGTCAGTCTTGGTTCTTGCCTGAGACATAATCCCCTCCAATTATGGGTTGAGGGGGCGAGTCGCCCCGCCCCGCTCGGGTTTATCCGTTGAACGGCATGTGCACCAGGTCGACGTAGGTCGCCGTCCCTGCCGTTCCTCCACCGCCAATGACGTAACCAAGGGCCGCTGCGGCAGTAGCAGCGCCGTCCGTAAGGACCAGCACCGTCGCGGCCGGGGCCTGAAGGGTTACGTATCCCAGAGGGCATGCCCCATCCGGGAGATCGGGGATCTTCGCGGCGGCGGCCGCCATGGTCGCGTCCGCATGGAGCCCCTTGTCGATAATGTTGCCCGGGCCGATACAGGTGGCCGAGGTCCCGTCCTTGGAGCAGATCAGGAACTTGGCGACCGTGTTGGTCCCCATGGTCCCCTGCTTCGCGAAATACAGGTTGTCCTGGGCCGCCACCGTCGATACGATACCGTCACGAACGATACCGACGTCAACGGACGTCTTGAACCCGCATGTCCCTCCGGTGGTGCAGGTGGCCAGGGTCGGAACAAACCCGGTCCCGGACGTGGTCCCGAGAACCCTGTTGCTGATTCCCTGGAGCGCCCGCCGAACCGCTTCCACCGGGATGGCTCCGAATACCTTGTACCGGGAATCATCCACCTTGGGTGCCGGATCATCAAATTTCTTGTAAGCCATGGTTAATCCTCCATTTTAAGTTGTGTTGTCCCAGACTTTGAGCGTCAGGTGGTGGCCCGGCTGGGATGAGCAAGCCACAGGTGTTGCTTCCGGACCAACTTTATCCGGTTACGCGGTTGCCGCACACTCGTACACAGCCATCCACGAATCGTTCAGGATGACGGTGGTCTGCATGGTTTTCCAGCTCACGGAGCCGCGCTGCCCCAAGGGGTCAGACTTGGACGGAGTCGGGTTGATGACGATGGGGGTGATGGCGTACTTGCCCTTGAGGGCGATCATTCCGTACGCATCCTTCGCGAGATAAAGAACGGGGTAAACATCGCACTGCGCCCCGGACGTGGTAATCTTACCGGTCGTGGTGCCGCTTCCCGAATCCTCATACGGGGAGAAGACGGTGGAGGTCAGGTACCGAACGTGTTCACAGGAGCCGACTTCGGTCTCCCATGCGGGGCGGGCACCATAATCCGCAACGGAAACGAACCCGTCCATCGAGCGGATATCCGTTTCCAGGTCAACGTGGGTCACGCCGACAAAGGCCGGAAGGATGGACTCAGTATTGAAGGCCGTGGTGGACTTCACGATCTGGGTCACGAACTGCGCCTCCTGGCGTTTGAGGGACCGGACGATCTTGCGCTGATCTGCCCGGGAGATAACCGCAACCACGGCATCCCTGTTGGCTACTGAGTTTGCGTAAAACACGTTGGTACACGCCTTGAGGACATTGTACCGGAGGGTCTCGACCGTCTTCGCGGCCTGCTCCCCGGATACTGCCACCGCCTCCTGGAGAACGGGGTCTTCGTGGGTGTCCCTGATGATGTCGGTGATTTCCACCAATCCACCATACTGATACAGCGTGGCGGTGATGTCGGTCGCCGTCAGCTTCTCGGACGCAGGAGTCACACCCTCGGTGAGGGGGGTCGTCCGAAGACCGAGAGAGTTGTACCGGCGGAACTTAATGGAATGC